CGGTTCGTCCCGGAAAGAAATTTCAAGGAATCCACTTTGGGCATGTGTCCTTAGAATCTTGTTTAGTTTAGCGAACTTGTCCCGCATTTGGGCGCTGGTGTCCGCTTTAAGTTGGTATTTAATTTCCAGGGTGCGTTCTTCGTCAGAAAAATCGTCCACCCAAACACCACGGCGCCCTGAAACATTCGTCGTTGAAACATTCCGGCCCAATAGGCCACGGCCTGAAACTGTTAAATGACGGTACCCCTCAATTAAATTATTAAGGGGCTGACCGTTAATAATTAGATTGTCGCTAGGCTCTAAAGCTGTAACGGCTTGATCTAATTTTTTCAGATTAGCGTAATTATACATACTTTTTTTACCTCCTAGTAACTATCTAAAATTAATTCCATTTCTTGTTCTCTTGTGATGTCATTTGTAAACGCTCGGTAGGTTGTGCTTCCAAGTTTCAAGGTAATATCTGCCGGCTGTTGGTTCACTGTCAAAATTCCACCGTCAAAATTAACGTTTGGATCATAAGCGGTAAGGCTTCCTAGCGCTCCATCCACGGAACTTAATTCATCTTGGAATGTCCCTGATAGGTCCTTGTCAGTAAAAGCATTAATAGCGCCTTGCGCCATGTTTCCTACTGACTTCGCTACCTGTTCGGCCTTGCTGTTTACACCAATAATAAAACCTTGGTCAGTATATACCCCGAATTGACGGAATACACGGGAAGGTGATTTAATGTGTAGCAAGCCTTTGGCCCAATCAATAGCGCCTTTAATAGCTCCACCTACCGCGTCAATAAGCTTTCCGGCAAATCCGGTTACACCTTTTACAAAACCTAGAATCAAATCTTTACCGACGTTAATCGCTCCACTAATAAAGTTTTTAGCGCCATTTACAGCGTTTGTAAAGGCTGTTTTGACTGCTGAAACCAAACGGGAACCGGCGCTAGTAACCGTACTTACTACGGTATTCCAGCCGTTTGAAATGGTACTTCCAATATTAGACATGAAACTACTAATAGATGAAGTGATACCACTCCACGCGCTAGAAATCGCGCTTCCTATGCTATTCATCACACCAGAAATAAATGAACTTATACTATTCCATACACTTGAAAAAATATTAGAAATAGTGTTTAAGGTATTAGAGAAGAAAGATTTAATACCTTCCCAAACCGTTGTAGCCACATTCTTGATTGTTTCCCAAAGGGTTTTTAAAATATTTACAATCATATCCCAAATAGCTTTAGTTTGTTCACTGACAATATTCCAAGCATTAACAATCGCTTGTTTAATCATGTCAAAGTTACCCGTAACAAGTCCTACGATTGTCAGCAAGATCCCAGCAAATACGGCCTTAATAGCTTCCCAGATATGGCCCCAAAATTCTGAAATTGTATTTAACACCGTTTGAATTACGTTCCAAATATTAGTAATGATAGTTGACACTGTTTCATAAATAGCTGTCCAGATTGTTCCGAAAGTACTCGAAATAGCGTTCCAAACGGTATTCCAAATATTTGAAATAGTTGTCAAAACGTTGTTAATAAAATCCCCGATGGCTTGCATTGAAGTAGTAACCAGGTTTGAAATAAACTCCCAAACCGGACCTATTACGGTCCAAAGGGTATTCCAAATTACTGTCCAAACTTCCTTCAATAATTCAAGCCCGGCTTGAATTACTTGTGTAAGCCCCTGAATTGCATTGCTGACACCGGTTTTAATACCTTCCCAAATACTCATAGCGATAGACTTGACGGTTTCCCACGCCCCGGACCAATCGCCATTGATAATTTGCATTACTAGCTTGATAATTCCAAGAATTACATTCAAACCGGTTTCAACTACGTTTTTAATAGCGTTCCAAGCCGTTGTTACTATTGGAACTATTGCGTTCCAACCCGCTTCGATAACCGGCGCTATTGCATTTACAATCGTCTCTACTACCGACTTGATAGCGTTCCATACGGTTTTAGCCGTTTGAAGGATAAGTTGGTGATTTTCGTTCCACCAAGAAATAAGCGTTCCAAAGATCTGTTTAACAAAATTCACTACTTCATTGATAGCGCTCGAAACAGCTTTAGAAACAGCTTGAAAGGCTGAATTAACCTTATTTCTAAATTCCTCGCTAGATTTATACAAGCCTACCAAACCGGCCACGAATAGCGCGATAACACCAATTACAGCCCAAACCGGCGCGGAAATAGCACCTATGGCGCTACCGATTGAACCAAACACGCCTGAAATAGCTGTACCCCCAGCCGTTGCACTTTGAAAACCTGTGATCAAGGCTGAAATGGCGCCTGAAACCTTACTAACTACCCCTACAATAGTCCCTACTACTTTTGTAACCGTTCCTACTATTGTCAGAATAGGCCCGATTGCTACGGTGAAGGCTCCCACCCATTTTTGAAGTGGTGATAATGGCAAGTTATCCCAAATTGTGCCTAGAACACGGACAATATTATTCTTGAAAGTGATAATTGTATCTTTTAGGTTTTGCATTAAGCCCTTGATATCAGCGTTTTTCTGACCAAGGCCGGCTACAAGGTTTTGTGCTGAAGCTTTCATAGCTTCAAAGGATCCGGACACTGTTTCACTTGCTTCTTTAGCTGTGGTTCCGGTTACTCCTAGGCGCTCTTGTGTAACGTGGATAGCTTGAATTAACTTGTCAAACGGAATGTCTTTCACGTTTTTAGCCGTAGCCTTGAAGCTATCACCCATTACGCCGGATTCATTAACCAGACGGGCCATTTCTTCCTGTGTACCACCATAACCAAGTTTCAGGTTATCTAACATGGTATAGTTGTCTTTGGCAAAACCTTGATAAGCGTTTTGAATTGACGCTATATCAGTACCGAACTTGTTCGCATTATCCGCCATGTCCACGATAGCCATATCTGCATATTTTGAAGCCTGGACGGTATCACCGCCCAAACCTTGTAACAGACTAGCAGAAAAGGAAGTAACTTGTTCCATGTATTTCACGCCTGAAATACCAGCCCGCTTATATGCTGTTTCTGAGTTTTTGATAACAGTTCCGGCGGAATCCTTGAACATGGTTTCAACACCACCTACGGCCTGTTCCAAGTTTGCAAAGGACTTGATAACCCCACCGATAGCACCAACCACCGGCAAAGTGAAACCAGCTGTCATGCCGGCCCCTACTTTCATCATGGAATCACCAATTCCATGAAGGGAACCGCTTAGCTTTTCAAGGCTTGAACCAGTCTGATTTTTTAGACTTTGTAGAGAAGATTGAGCTTCTTTCAAACCGCTTTTGAAGTCTGAAACATTCGCTTTTAATATGGCCGTAACGTCAAAATCTGCTCCCATTAATTACCTCCTTTCTCTCTCATTTGATTGATCAACCTATTTCTTTCAGCCATATCCATTTTTCTATTCGATACAGTCGTTTCATTAGGTTTGTTTTTTTGGAAAATCCTGTCAAATTCTTCTTTGTGGTTATAAAATTCTTCAAAATTTCTAAACGCCGGACGGGCTGACTTGCCCCGGCCTTTTTGTGCTTTAACCGACTGATTAAACCAAGCTTGGATAGCAGAGTTTAAACGCTTATCCTCTTGCTGGATCGCGTAAGCCATATTATAAATTTCAAATTCTTCCAAAGTTGTCCGCATTGCTTCCTTAAAAGTCATTCCATGACGGGCAATAAGTAACGCTAGCGCTTCATCATAGCCAAAATTAGAACTTGATTCTTGCTGTTGCCCTACTCTACTAGGTTCATTGCCTTTTTGAGTAGGGGTGACGCTTTTAACTCCTTCATGATTTCCTCAATGGTCTGATCATACTTTTCTTCAATGATTAGATCTTCAAGGAATTTTTCAATAGCTTCATTTGACGGCTTTTGCGCTTCCGTAACTGTTCCAGCCTTGATTAAGTCGATAAATGCCAAAGGATCGTTTAACGATTGCCCAGCGTTGAACATAGTCATAGCGCCATAACCGGTTTTCATTCCGTCAAACTCAACCGAATGAAGTTTATTCATTTCACGTAAAAATCCAATTCCGAAGCGCAAAGTATAGTCTTTTCCACCAATAT